GTCATGAAGCTCAAACAGAGATACAGAAAATAAATGCAAGAAACAAAGAATTTTATAACAAGAGATAACTTTTTAATGGAGGAATAAAAATATGAGTAATGCTTATTTATACAGAATGCCAGTTGGAATTGCTGGTGATGTTACAAGAAAAGAACAGGCTACAATTGAGGCGCAGGTGATGAGTTCTACTACTCCTGTTACGGTGTTTGGAGTTCCGGTCAAAATGACTTCAGGAGAGATATTGCCTTTGAGCGCAACAGGAGATACAATTTATGGATTTTTGGTTCGCCCTTATCCTACTTCTTATACTTCAAACGAAGCTTTAGCAACCGCAACTCCTTCTGCTGTTTTGGCCTGCGATGTATTGCGCAGAGGATATATGACAGTAAAGAACACGTTGGGTACTGCCGTTAAGGATGCCGCAGTTTATTTTAACGATACTACTGGTTTGGTTCAGGCTTCTGCTGTTGGTGGTACTGCTATTACTGGCTGCTATTTTATGGGCGATGCTGATTCTGACGGTAATTGCGAAATTGCCTATAATCTTTAATTTATAAATAATAATTTGGAGGAAAAATAAAATATGTTGACATACGATAAATATACATTAGATAGTACAGGTGCTTTCCTTATTGGAGAGCTTGAAAGATTAGATCAGACGCTGCATGAGCCATTGGTATCAGTAACCTGGGGACGAGATATTGATTTGCGCGAAGATGTAAGTATTGCGGACGAAAGTTCTAGCTTTACAAATTCGTCTTTTGCTAATGCTGGTGGCTTGACTGGTACTGGTAAAAACTGGATAGGCAAGAATAGTAATGCTATTACTGGCCCATCTTTGGATATCGGAAAGACCAGTTCTCCTTTGTATCTCTGGGGTGCTGAAGTTTCATATACTATCCCTGAATTGCTTTCTGCACAGCAGTTAGGTCGTCCCGTTGATGCCCAGAAATATGCGGCAATGCAGATTAAGTACCAGATGGATGTAGATGAAATGGTTTATATTGGAGATACTTCATTTACTAAATATGGATTGGTAAATTCAACATCCGTAACTTCTGCCTCTGTTGCCACTGGTGCTGCTGGTGGAACTACTTGGGTAACCAAAACAGCAGATGAAATATTAGCAGACGTTAATACTTTAATCGAGACTTGCTGGTCTGCTGCTGCTTTTGTAGTTTGCCCTTCTAAACTTCTGTTGCCTCCGGCTCAGTTTGCTTATATTGTCAGCCAGAAAGTTTCTACTGCTGGTAATATTTCAATCCTTCAGTTCTTGGAAGATAATTGTATTTCCTTGAAAGTGAATGGAAAGAAATTAGATATACAGCCCCTGAAATGGTTGACTGGCCGTGGTACTGCTGCTGGTTCTCCTTCTGCTGCAACCGATAGGATGGTAGTTTATACACAGGATAAAAATCGTGTAAGATTCCCGCTGGTACCTTTGCAGAGAACACCTCTCGAATATAGATCCATATATCACTTATGCACATACTACGGTCGCGTTGGGGTGGTCGAGTTTGTCTACCCGGAATGCAGTATGTACGCGGATGGGATTTGATAAGGAAAATTGAATGATTATTTATAAGATTGTTAGCAAATCAAATGGTAAGATTTATATTGGACAAACTAAATATAGTCTTGACAAAAGAATTGCTCAACATATTAAAGATAATAAAACTCCAGTCCAGAAAGCTATAAACAAGTATGGACTGGAGTCATTCGAAATTTCAATTATCGATGAAGCAGACACAAGAAAAGAATTAAGCGAGAAAGAAGTTTATTGGATAAAAGAATTAAATAGTAAAGCTCCTAATGGATATAATTTAACTGATGGCGGAGATGGATTAATTAATCCAACAAAAGAAACAAGAGAGAAAATAGGAAAAGCTTCTTCGATAAGAAACAAAGGTTCTATTGGTTGGAATGCAGGTCTAACAAAAGAAACAGATGAAAGATTAATGAAGCTATCTAAAAAATTATCGGGAAGAAAGCAAACAGAAGAAAGTAATGATAAAAGAAGTAATTCATTATCCGGTAAAAGTAAATCTGAAGAGCATAAAGACAATATGAGGCATCCACATATTATGTCTGCCGAAGGTATAGCTGCCATAGCTCTTTCAAATAATGACCCAGAGAGATTAAAAAACGCATCTATAAGATTTTCCGGAGAAAACAATCCCAGTAAAAGGCCAGAAGTTGCAAAGAAAATAAGCAAGAAAGCAAAAGAAAGAGCGGCGTTAGGAATAGGAAATACAGATTATTTTTCTACCCATACATTTACCAAAGAAAATAATTATCAATGGTTAGGAGAAAATAAAGTAGTTCTATGTGCCAATAAAGACTGCGGAAAATATTTTGAAGATAGACCTAATGGAAATAAAAAATATTGCAATAGGAAATGTATGGGTGCCGATCCTGAAAGAGCAAAAGCAATAAGCGACAAACAAAAAGGTAAGGTGCTTTCTGATGAGCATTTAGCCAATATTAAAATAGCTCAACAAAAAAGAAGAGAAAAAACAAAATCAAAAGGAGAATAAATAAAATGGCAAGAGTAAAAGTAACGAGCGTAATTCAATTACCGGACAAAGACAAAACAGTACTTAAACCGGGAGAAGGAATGATTCATACAGTAAGCGATGACGTAATGTCTCACTGGTTTATTCAAGGGAAAATTGAAGCAGGCGAAATAATAATTGTAACTGAAGAAAATCAGAAACAAAAAGTACTTCCTTATAATAGACCAAAGGTTGCAATATCCCCTAAGGTAGTAGAAATTAAACCTCAAGATGATAAGCTTGTAGTTCCTAAGATAGAAGTTAATTATTTAGAAGAGAAAGAACCTGTTGTTGTAGAAGCTAAGGTTGAAGAAGTCAAGGAAGTAAAATCAAAAATCAATAAGAGAAAATAATTATGGCATTTACAATTTTACAATTCAGAACTGACTTCCCGGAATTTGCTTCAACATCTCCTGAAATATTTACAGATAGCCAAATTACATTTTGGTACAATATTATTAATAAAAGACTTGATTCAGAACGCTGGGGCGATTTAAGAGATTATGGATTAGAATTATGGGTTGCTCATAATCTTATATTATCAAAGAATGATCAAGCAGCAGTTGCTTTAGGTAATTATTCAGGGCAAGCAAATTCTTTAAAGTCAAATAAATCTGTAGGCGATGTTTCTGTTGGCTTAGATAATCAATCCATTATAGAAGAAAAAGGCGGCGATTATAATCTAACAAGATACGGAAGATTATTTATTCGTCTAGCGAGACAAATAGGTATTGGCGGAGCAGTAGTATAAATGACAACCATAAAACTCAAAACAAAAGTTGATAATACTTTAAATATTATTAAAGATATTAAAAAACTAACTGGCTTTGATGTATTAGTGGGTATCCCGGAAGCGAATGCAAAAAGAGAAGAAGTAGAAGAGAGCAATCCTGCTTGGGGATGGAATATTAAAAAAAATCTAAGAGACAAAAAGAAATCTCCAATAAATAATGCTCAATTATTATACATTCACTCTAAAGGCTCTCCTGTACAAAAGATACCGCCTCGGCCATTAATGGAACCGGCATTGGAAGCTTCTGGGAATAAAGAACGAATAGATGAAGACTTAAAGAAAGCAGCACAATTAATGTTGGATGGGAAACCAGAAGCTGCAATCAAAGCATTACATAGAGCCGGAATTGATGGAGTAAATATTATAAGAGATTGGTTTGACGACCCAAGGAATAATTGGCCTCCAAATAAAAGATCAACAGTATTGGCTAAAATAAACAAGAAATATAAAACAAAGAAGTCAAGAAAGAAATATAGAGATATTTATGATGCCGGAGAAAGTGGAATTGATCAAGTTTTAATAGATACCGCTCAAATGAAAGACGCAATTGTTTATTCAGTAGAAGTAAATAAAGAGTAGAAATATAGTCTAAATATGACTATATTTCTACTCAGGATTAGCTAGGAACAGCTTTTATTTATTATATATTAGTATTTACTTGCTTTTCTTTTGCCTCCTTGATTATTACCAATATTTAATGGAAAACAACTGTAGCAAATTTTAGCTTCTGGTTTTTTAGCTAATAGGTTTTTCTTTAATGGTTTGCCACAACTTTTACATTTTTGACTTGATAATTCATTAAACTTAAATTCTTTTTTTCATTTTTATTTCTCCTTTTTATAAGTTAGATGCAAATTGTTTAATGCAATCCGGACAAATATTCATATATTTTCTTTTCATTAATGTTGCAACCAAAATAGGTGTTTTAGCTTTAATTTCTTTTAAACAAGAATGACAATGGCGTTTATTTTTTGTTACTTGAATATTAATACTTTTCATAATTAGCTCCTTGTTTTTTGATTTCATTTTAAACTAAATAAAAACAAAAGTAAAGCTTTATTTTCAACTATTTTTACTAATAATATTAAGGATTTATATGATAAACGTCGCAGAAGTAATTACAGATCCTGATTTTGCACAACAATTTACTGTTTATCGCTCTTCAGGAGATTGGGTGTCAGGCAGATGGACAGAATCAACTCCAGAACAAATAACAATGACCGGGGTGATTTCAGTAATGAGCGAAAAAGAATTACAAGCAATGCCGGAAGGTGATAAAATAAAAGGTGCAATGGTATTTCATACCACACAAGAATTATTCGTTACAAGAAACGGAACAGAAAAAGGAACCTCGGATAAAATTTATTGGCGTGGTGATTATTATAGATTATTCAATATAGCTCCTTACATAGATTACGGCTATTACAGAGCAGCCGGTGAGCGTATTACAGGAAATTAGAATGACAGAAATAAATAAAACACTATCAGAATTTGAAACATTTATACAATCGTTGGTTGTTTCATTGCTTGGTTGGAATTTAACAACTCCAGATAAAACAAACGATGTAAGGATTGCATGGGAAGAAGGAGGTCAGCCAGCAGCAAGCATAACAGATAATGTAGTTTATGTCGAGTGCTTTGAAGTTGATACTCCTTATAATAGATTAAGAGAAGAAACTGATACATGGGAAATATCTCCCGATGAGTTTACTAAAGAGACAAGTTATACAAGACAAATGCAGGTTAATTTAATTTTATATGGCTCAGATAGTTTTGATAATGCACAAACAATTAGAGATAATATTTTTTATCCAGATCATCAATTAACATTGCAGCAAAACCACATTTATCTTGTTCACGATATACCTTCGCCGAAAAGAGTACCGGAATATTTTCAAAGTTTATGGTGGAAGAGAGTTGATATGAGTTTAAGATTTAACGAATTGGTCATCAAGAGTATTTCAGTTCCTGCAATTGTAAGTGCAAATATTAATGTCTATGATGATAATGGTAATTTAATTACTGAAATTACAGAATAAATAAAGAGAGGTAAAAATGACAACTTTAAATTTAAATTCAATAGTGGATGTAACAGTTGAAGTATCTCCTTCATCTGCTCCTAGAGCAACATTTAATCAGTTATTGATTTTAGGGGTTACAGGACTTACTATTGCAACGCCGATTACAACTTCAGAGAGAGTAAGGGAATATACTGCTACGGCAGATATGCTTACTGATGGATTTTTAACAACAGATGCTGAATATCTTGCAGCCGTAAAATATTTTGCACAGTCACCGGCTCCTGATGTATTATGGGTTGGCGTTCGAGATAATACAACTTCTCCGGAAGAATCAGTATTGGAAGCATTACAGGCCTGTAGAACAGCAGAAGCTGATTGGTACATTGGATATTCAGTAGAAGTAATTACTGCCGCTGATATTATTGAGGTTGCCCCAGTAGTTGAGACAATGACCCCTTCTACTATTTTTGCATACAACTCAACCGATTCTGATATTCTTACTTCTAATCCTACTCCGGCAGATGTTTGTACTACATTAAAAAATAATAGCTATCAAAGAACAATTGGAATGTATAGTTCTGTTGCTCATGCTATGGCAGCTATAATGGGAAGGGCTTGCGGATTAAACAATGGGAATGCAAATTCAACATTTACTTTAATGGGTAAAAATCTTGTTTCAGTAACAACAGAAAGTGTTACATCTTCTCAGAAATCAATTGTAGAAGCAAAGAATTGTAATTTATATTTGTATTATGCAAATTACTATTCAATATTTGAGCCTGGGGTAATGGCGAATGGTTATTTCTTTGACCAGATAATGAATAGGGATATGCTTGTAAATGATATTCAGCTTTCTTGTATGGATTTAATTTACCAGAACAGAAAAATACCTCAAACAGAAGCAGGCATGACAATGATTTACAATGCATTAGTTAAGTCTTGCGAACTGGCTGTTGCAAGAGGACATCTTGGTCCCGGAACTTATACCGGAATTAACTTTAAAAATTTAAATACCGGAGATGCAATGCCTAATGGCTATGTAATTCAGCAAGATAGTTTAGCCGATCAGTCATCTGCTAATAGGGCATTAAGAAAAGCACCTGCTTTCTATGTAACAATTAAAGAAGCTGGCGCCATTCACAGCGTGACCATTCAAATTCTTGTAAATATTTAATAATGACATAAGGAGGATATAATATGTCTCAAAGCACATACAGTTTCCTGGATACAATTATTGTCTTTGCACATCCAGATTTAGCAATACCAATTACAGTTACAGGAGAAGGTGCAGGGAGTATCTCTGTATCAATGACAGATAACAGAACAGCATTTGATACAGCAGCTGATGGCTCAATTATGATTTCAAAGATTGCCGGAAATTCTGGCTCTGTTTCTATCAATGTACAGCAGACTTCTTTGGTACATAAGAAATTACTGGCTTTATATAATCTGTTAATATTGGCTGCTCCATCAAGTTGGGCAACAGCGGCAATGACAATTAAAAATATTACGGACGGCACAGGGCATTTATGTACTGGGGTTGCATTCCAGAAAATTCCCGATAAGAGCTATCAAAAAGAAGGTCAGCATGTCACTTGGACCCTGATGGCCGCAGACGTTCAGAGTTTAACAGTTTAATTTAATTAAAAAGGAGAAAGTTTTATGGTTAAGGAGAAAACAAAAACATTTGAATTGCAAGGTAGGCGTTGGCAAGTAGAAAAAGTTACCGCTCTTGATGGCTCAAATATTATCCGCAAATTTACAAGTAGCGGTTCGGGAAACCCTCAAGATTTTTTATCTGGGTTATCTAATGATGAATTTTCTAACACTCAAAAGATATTGTTATCTAAAATATCTGAAGTTCAAAATATTAATAATCAAGAAATGATGATTCCTATAATAACCCCTTCGGGGGTTATTTCATCCGCTCTTTCTGAAGATGCAGGATTGACTTATTTGTTAACTGTAATTTCATTGAGTTTTAGCATGTCAGGTTTTTTCGACGGGAACGCATTGACGGAATTTCAAGAAGTAGTGAAAATTATCAATGCGTAGAACCAATAAATGTTAATGGTTTTGCTTATGCTCCCGTAATGGCTAATTATTGGAAACACCATGAAGTTTTTGACGGCACATATACAATAGATGATTTATTAGATATACATGAATTAATGTTAGTTAAAATGGAAAATGAAAAAAGATTTCAAGAATCGAGAGAAAAATAATGGATACTTCTACTATTAAATCATATCTTATATCATTAGGTTTTGAAGCAGATGATAATATGTATCGTAAGTTTTCTGCCGCTCTTTCTAAAGCATCGAGCGAAGTAGAAAAGCATACTAGCATAATGGCTAATTCTTATGTAAAAGCCGGTGGGGTTATTATAGGGGCTGTAGGTACTATAATTGCTTCTACCACTATGCTTTTAGATAGTTTGGCCAAAGCTGATTTAGGGTATGAAAAATATGCTATGCGTATGTACATGGCAAGAGATGCCGCCAAACAGTTTAAAATAGTTACGGATGCGATGGGAGAATCATTAGAAGATATTGCATGGATTCCTGAACTTAATGAGAGATACAGAGCATTAATGACAGAAACTTCTAAAATGAAACTTCCATCAAGTTATGAAGATCAAATGAGAATGATTCGAGATATTAAATTTGAATTTACTCGTTTGAAAATAGAATCAACTTATGGTTTGCAATGGATAGGCTACAATATAATTAAAAATTTATATGATCCATTAGGAAAAACAAAACTTAGCTTCAGTGATTTTAATGATTATATCAGAGACAATATGCCTCGCTTGGCAAAAGAAATTGCTGACGATATTACTATGATTTTACAGCCATTACAAAGTTGTTGGGAACTTATAAAAGATTTAACAAGTTCATTAGGTGATTTGTGGGATCAAATGAGCGATACTGAAAGAATAGTTGCTTTTGGTGCTGCTATTGCCGCTGTATTTTATGTTAGTGGTCCGGTTGGCAGAGCAATAATGATTATAGGGGCGTTAACTATTGCAATTGATGATTTTTATGGGGCAATGAAGGGCAAAGAAACCATGCTTCCTATTGAAGCATGGTGGGGTTTTGTAGCGGTTGCCGATAGTTTAGGACGTATGTTAATGACGGTTGCTCTTGCATTAAAAACAATTAATAATTTAGTTGGAATTGGCGGAGAAACAATTGGGAAATGGGTTACTGGTGCTGTTGCAGGTATAACCGGAGATGAAGGTGCAAAAAAAGCATATAAGAAATTAAGCGAAAGTAAAGAAAAAAGATGGAATCAAGTAAAATACGACGTTAAAGAAATTGGTGCTGTTTGGGAAGCAGGAGGGGATTATGGCGTATTAGGTAAAATGCCAAATGATTTTTATATGTCTAATGAAGATAGAAAAAAAAGATCGGTATCAATGAATCTTGCTGAAAGCGATTTACAAAATATTGAGCAATATAAAGAAGCAGTTAAATCAGCTTTCGGTAAAGACGCGCCTACTATGATGAGAGTTGCACAAGCCGAATCTGGCTGGGATAAAACAGCAACAAATAAAAACAAAAATAAATCTCAAGATTATGGTTTATTTCAAATTAATGATAAGGCTTGGGGAGATAGGTTAAAAAAAGAAGGAATAATTAAAGAAACAAATGATTTATTAGACCCCGCAACAAATATAAAAGCTGCTCAATATGTTTTGCAACAACAAGGATTAAGCGCATGGGAATCCTCAAGAATACAATCTAGTGGCGGTGGATGGGGGCAAGGTCAAAGCCAACAAGGTGATATTCATATTGAAAATGTTAATCTAAATAATTATAAAGCTAATGAAGCAGGAAGAGCGGGCAATGATTTTGTAACAACGGTAAGAGCGTGTGTCGCAAAAGGCACTTGTGCAAATTAAAGGAAACATAATGACGATAAATAATCCAAATTTAGGTTTAACAAATACTCAATATTCTCCTTGGAAAGCTTCTGCCGAAACCATTGCAGGGTCATCATATATTTTTGACCCTGCAAATGTGAGTAATAATCCATATAGGCCAAAACAATGGAACGAAACATTATTGTTTTTTTTAACAGTTAAAAACTCAGAAGGCGATTATTACTATTATTTTGATGGAGTGTTAAAGACAGAGCATGTTAATCAAAGAAGGATAACACAGCATCCAGTTCAGATAGGGGCAAATATTACAGATCATAGTTTTCAATTGCCTGCGAGATTAACAATGGAAATTGGCGTATCAGATGTAATGGATTGCTATAAGGGCGAATATGATTGGATGTCGGAAACAGATAGTCGTTCTATAAATGCTTTTCAGAAATTAAAGAAAATAGAAGAATCAGGGATAGGAATATCAGTAACAACAAGATTATTTACATATGATAATATGGTAATTGAAAGTATTTCGGTCCCTGAAGATTACAGAACAAGATACTCATTAAGAGCATCTATTATATTTCAGCAAATTATAACAGTTCAAACATCTAGAACAAAAATACCATTGAAAGAAAAAGAACAGACAGTAAAAGAAATTAGTTTAGGAAATGTATCAGTTAAAAATTTGAATCAAACCACAGGTGCTCAAATTATTAATAAAATAAAACGCCCTACAGGAACGTAATAAATGAAAACAAATAAAGAAAATTTTAAATTAAAAGTAAATGTAAAAATGCAATTATTCGATAGTTCTGGAAATCTAAAAACTACTCGAAGATTGCATAATGCTAAAACTAATAATGCACTATATGGATTATTAGACCAGTTGCTTGATACTCCAACATTAGCAAAAGTAGGATGGATGGAATTAGGTACAGGAACTCCAACATCAACTTTGCTTGGCGCATATATTGCAGGCTCAAGAACAGTAATTACAAAAACAAGAACATTAAATGTAATTACTATTACTTGTACATTTGCAGCAGGAGTTGGAACTGGAGATATTACAGAGGTAGCATTATTTGATGTGGCAACAGAAAATACAACTAATATGTGGTGTTCTGCAACCGATTTTACAACAATACCAAAGACAAGTACAGACTCATTAGTAATAACTTGGACTTTAACTATAAATTAAGGATTAAATAATGGCTTTAATTACTGCCGATATTTTAAATGAAGACTGTTCTGATATTTCAGATTGGACTGATAATGATGAAGTAAACGGCGTATCGGAAGTTTCTCCTGCTGGACAGTTTCGTATGGACGCAAACAACCATGCAAATTTTTGTATCGCTTCAAGATATAGGGTGTTAAGTTCTGTTCCTAATCTTTTCACACTAGAAATCAGTTTAAATCATACTGCACTAGGAACAATAGCAAACACAGATTATTTCCGGTTGTCTTTTGCTAAAACGGGGTGGTCATTAGTTCCTTATTTCGCTTCCGATGGATTGTTTATTGCAGGAACTGGCGGTGGAATTTTCGAGGTTGAGACAAATCTTGTTTCTACTGGAACACAGCAAATATGGAGGTTTCAGGTTGATTGTACAACTCCATCTACGGCAACGGTTGAAGTATTTTTGAATACTGTTTCGCAGGGGACAGTAGATTGTAGTTATACAGGAACAATATTCGGAAATAAATATATCGTCATAGCACAGAACGGTCAAACAACCGACAATATGCTAACACATATTGAACATATCAAGATAGGAACTGGATTTGGTGAATTTCCAGCGACTTTATCTTTAAGCGATAGTTTTACTTTATCCGATGAATTTTCAAGGGTTGCATCATTTGAAAGAGAATTTAATGATTCATTAAACTTATCGGAAGGGACGACCCTTGATCCTACATACGATTTAGCAAGTATTGAAATTACCCCATATTCAGGTATAATGATAGTAAATTCATCGCAACAAGTAAATGCGATAACCCATTATAATTTTAGCTCGAATACTAATATCACCAATATTGCTACTTGGTCTTCTTCTAATCCAACAGTTGCTACAATAGATTCAAATGGATTAATAGTGGCTCTTTCAGCCGGTATAAGTTTTATCAGAGTGACTTTTGGTTCAGTTTCAACGCTTGTTATGTTACAAGTCGAAGCTATTTCAACTTCAATAACAGAAGATAGTATATTTCAGCAAATTCCATTAACCCCAGACCCTAATCAAACATTTAGTTGTACATTATTAGTCGATGGGAAAAATATTCCAATAAATTTCCAGTTGCGATGGAATGCACAAGCTAACTATTGGGTAATGACCTTAATTAATTCTGCAAATGGAACTTACTATGTAGATAGTATTCCTTTAATCGCTGGAGTTCAACCTGCAATAAATATTTTACAGCCTTATTCTTATTTGAAAATTGGAAGTTGCTATATAGTAAATATAAGCGGAATTAATAGCGATTATCCAACAAGCGAAAATTTAGGAATAGACTATATAATGCTTTGGGGAGATACAGAAATCGTATGAGTGAACTTTACGGAAGAAAATTTAAGCTTACTATAATTTTGAATCCTAAAGACAATACCGATGCCTTAGCAATAGCGGCTGGTTATCCTGCTACTACAAACCCTTTAGAGTTTCTTGGAATTGGCCCGGAGTTAGACGCCATTGTTATTGAGCAAAATAATTTAGAGCAAAATTCTTTAAGGGTAACATTCGATGTCGACTATCCAGGATTACAAGGCTGGTATTATTCTGAAATTGTTATTTATAACTTCAATATTTCTACTCTAATGCAGGTAATAGACTATGGTGCAGCTGTATCTTTACAGGCTGGGTATATCAATGGCAACTATGGTGAAATATTTAATGGGTATATTTTTCAATCATTATTCGAAAGAGAAAATGTTACTGATTATAAATTAACTTTAAGATGTGTTGATGGGAAGAGATTATTTTCAAATGAATTTACAGCTTTTAAATTAGAGGCGGGCAAGAATAATCAAGTAGCTCATTTTAATGCAATAGCTGCTTATTCTCAAATGCCAATTGAAATTGGAAATACTCCTTCTCAATTAAGAACTACTGCAATGGATAGAGGAGTCACAGTATTTACAACTCCGGCAAATGGTTTAGCTGATTTGCTTAAAAATTATTCAATAGATAAAACAAACGACGGATGTTTTTTTACTAAAAAAGGCGTAACTAAATATTTCAATATGAATGACCCTTTAAAAGAACCGCCTATTAAAATTTCTCCAACAGGTGAAGGTGGGCTAATAGGAACCCCAATACAAACACAATATGGTTGTAATTTTACTTGTTTGTTAAATGCTCAAATAGAATTAGATTTGCCAAGGGTTCAAGTTGCATTAGATCAATCTCAAATAAGAGCAGTAAAAGCAGCGCAAGGAATATTGTTGTCTCCGCTTGATTACGACCAAACTTATCAAGTAATTGGCGTACGACATGTTGGTGATACAAGAGGAAATGAATGGTATACTTATGTAACAGGAATTAATAGTCAAGGTGCTCAGGCATTAATGGAAACAACCCAAGAAAGAGGATTATAAATGTTAGGTATAGCAGAACTATTAAGCAATCATCCGCAAATAGAATTAGAAATAATTAGAAGATTTTTAAATCAGTTTTCTTTTGATTTACGATGTGCAGCTCCAGGGATTATTACTTCTTTTGATTCTGACAAACAAACAGTAACGGTTCAATTGGCAATAAAAGAAGTAATAGAAATAAGCCAAAAAGAAAACACTTATAAAAAAGCAATAAAGATTCCTGAAATATTAGATGTACCAATTATAATTCCTAGAGCAGGTGGATATTCAATTACGCTTCCTGTTCAAGTTGGTGATGAATGCCTAGTTATATTCGGAGATACTTGTATTGATAGTTGGTGGAAAAGAGGTTGTCCAATGCAGACAACCGGCAAATATCAAACTCAAGACCCCGCCTCGTTACGCAGACATGATTTGTCGGACGGGTTTGCAATTTTAGGATGCTGGAGCCAACCAAATGTAATACCTGATTATTCAACCGATAGCTTAGAAATTAGAACAGACGATGGAAATACAAAAATAAAAATTAAAGATGGCGAAGTAACTATTTTTTCCGATTCAATTAAACTTGGAGATTCTACTGGATTAAGAAAATTAATAGATGAAAGAATAATAGATTTAATTAATTTACATACTCATCCATATGTTAATGTTTCATCTCCATCAACAACTTCTCCGCCAACAACTCCATTAGTATTAGCAAATTGTTCGACAACTAAAACAGAGGCATTATAATTATGAAATATCGCAGAATTGATAGTACCGGAGAGCCTCAATATGGTCAAGGCAAACAAGACTTTTTACAAGGGATTGCCGCTGTAGCACAAGCCATACAGACAAGACTGAAATTATTTTATGGCGAATGGTGGGAAGACATTACAGACGGACTTCCGTTATGGACAGATATAATTGGTTTTGGCGGAAGCAATAAAGATAAAGTAAATGCTTTAATTACTAAACGAATATTAGATACAAAATTAGATGAAACAAAATTAATATCGGAAGTAACAGACGTTACGAATACTTATTCATCAACATTAAGAAAATATACTTATTCGTCAAAAGCAAAAAGTATATATGGAAATATAACAATATCAAATGGAGCTTAACATATGAGCTACTTCTCTCCCAGCGTAGATAGTACTGGCTTTCATTCCCCAACATATTCAGATATATTGGATTATCTATTAACATCATATAAAAATATTTACGGACAAGATGTTTATTTAGGAAATGATGCTTCTGATTATCAATGGATTTCTGTTGTTGCAGATAAAATATATGATGTATTAGCTGCATTACAACTTGATTATAATAATAGAGGTGTATTAACAGCTGTAGGTGCAGCTTTAGATGGTTTGATTAAAAGTAATGGCATCACAAGAAAAACAGCCACATATTCTATTTGTACAGTTACACTTACAGGAATTGCAGGAACGGTTATAACAAATGGCGTAGTTCAAGATTTATCTGGCTATTATTGGGATTTATCTTCGTCTGTAACTATTGGGATATTAGGGACTATTGATACTACCGCTACTTGTAGAACTATTGGCTCAATATCTGCTTTACCTGCATCAATTACATCTATTGTTTCTTCACAAGCAGGCTGGACTGCTGTTACAAATTCAGTTGCGGCTGTATTAGGACAACCTGTAGAAACAGATTCACAATTAAAGGCAAGGCAATCATTAAGCACAAGATTAGCTTCTCATACAATGTTAGCAGGGACAGTTGCAGGTATTGCCGCAGTTGCAAATGTTACAAGATATAATGTACATGAAAATAAAACAGATTATACAGATGCGCAAAGTTGCCCTCCTCATTCTATTACTTCTGTTGTAGAAGGCGGAACTGACGATGATGTTGCGGCTGCAATATTTTTTAACAGAGGAATTGGTTGTAATACAAACGGTGATATTGATGTTACAGTTACAGACCCCGATACTAATGAAGACATTGTAATATCATTTATGCGCCCAACTTATATTCCTATATATGTAGATGTAGATGTTACAAAATTTACAGGTTATACTGATTCAATCACAACAGATATTGAAAATGCAATTTATACATATCTCAATGAATTACAGATAGGGCAAGATTTAACAATCTCCGGTTTATATGCGGCAGCAATGGCGGTAATGGACGATATTACAAATCCATTATTTTCTATAACTTCTTTAAAAGCAGGAACTTCTCCTACTACTGGAACAACAGATGTAAATATTGGTTTTAGTGAAGTGGTTCAAGGAATTTTAGGAACTTCCCCAGAATATATTAATGTGGTGGCAACATGACTGTAGCAAATACAGAATATTTAAAATTAATAACGTCTCAATATCAAGGGGCACCAAAGTTTTTAGAATGGCTAACTGCTTCATTGATAATATTAAACGACATTTCTGAATGTGCGGATTTAATGCCTTCATATTTTGATTTAGATACGGCAGTTGGAGTACAATTGGATGCTCTAGGTTTGATTTTGGGGCAAACAAGAATATTGCCTTTTGAACCAACAGATGGTTCATCGTCTAAACTAACTGACGCCATTTATAGAAAAGTATTAAAACTAAAAGCATTTACTAATAACTGGGATGGCTCAACAAGTTCTATTTATGAAGCTTGGTATGCAATATTTCCTGATGTTGATTTAACAATTACAGATAATCAAAATATGTCTGCTACTGTTTCAATTACAGGGAACTTATCTCAAATTGTTATAGATATGATTAATAATGATTTGGTAATTCCGAGACCAGAAGGCGTTCAATATAATTTTGGCGGCGGAACATTAGCTCCAATTCCTATTTTTGCATTTGATTTAGAT